GTGTCTTTGTTCAAAACGGAATGTCATCATCAAAGTCATCTGCCGGTGGTGCCTGATTACCGTTCCCCGGGCCAGAGTTCTGCTTACTGCTCATGAACTCAAACTTATCGACGCGGCACTCAGTACGGTGCTGCTTAACGCCATCCTTTTCCCATTCGCGGTTATCACCCTCGCCCACGACAAAGACCTTCTGGCCCTTCTCAAGATGACGCTCCAGCATCTCAGCTAGACCGGCGAATGCGACGCAGTTGACCCAGTTCGTCTTCTCGACGCCCTTGACCTTCTTGTTGCTGGCGACAGAGAAGTTGGTGACCCGAGTGCCATCTGGCAGTGACCGAGTTTCTGCGCGACCGACATTTCCTGTTACTGTAATTAAAAACATTATGATTCCTTTGCGTGGGTGATTTTTTTATATGATGACCCTGGTTTGCGGTAGGCTTCGAGATCGATACCTTCCAGTTGTGGGACTGTCTTATAGTCAACAGAACCCTTCTTTTCGATTGTCTGAATCCTTGCACCAAAGGCCATGACGTTTCCATCACCAGCCTCTGTCTTTAACGCCTTCTCAGCAAGTTTAAGCTCAACATCTAGTATCGCCTTCTGTTGCACAAGATCCCTATGACGTTCAACCAAGATCCGCATGTCGTCATCTGTCCTGTCCTCCCAGTCTTGCGCTGGCTCACCTGAGGCAAAGTCCTCCCAGGCTGCGAGTAGTGCGGCAGTGTCCTCCTCTGGCGACAGGTGAGGGATCAGGATGTTCTTCTCGTCACTGATGTAGACATAGAAAAAGCTCTGCTCAGTAGGCGCACAGTGGTCCTGGTGAATCATCTGCCACCTGTAATACTCAGCGATCTCACCATCAGCCGCCATCTTCCAGACTTGAGATGACTCTGCCTTCCACGGGCATTTGATCTCGGCCTTGATCGATCGACCTTCAGCATCAACACCGTACCCGTCCAGGCTGGCGCTGTAATCGCCCTCGACAAAGACAGCCGGTTTCATGTCCGAGCCAAGCTGCTTGTTCAGACAGGCCAGTGCAGCCGATTCCATGTTATTACCGTGGACAATCGCAGGATTGTTCTCGTCAACACTGGACCCGCGAAGACCCTGCTGCTGTTCCCAGAGGATCCGCTTACTGGTCTTCCAGTACGCCGGGGCGCAATCCATGATGATGGATGCCTCGCTGGCGTTGCGGTACTTAACTCTGTGTTCGTGCCATTCCAGTGAGCCTTGTTCCATGTGATCAACTTGCATTGGTCTTCTCCCGCTTTGCGATGAGGGCATCACGCGCCTTCTCGTACTTATTCGCCGGGATAGTCTCAACAGACTCTGCGTGGCAGAAGTTGAGGAACCCAACCAGGTCGGACCCAGTCTCCTCGATCAGGGCGGTAATCTCAGCGGCCTTTGTCTTGCTGATCACCTTTAGATTGACGATTTTCCCGGTATTGTTTTCTTTTGAATCCCCAAGATTACTATCCAAATCCTCTTGGGCCACCCCACAGGCGGCTGAAAGTGCATACCTCCGAATGTAGGTGATTGCACTGCCCGCGTCCTGATTCACGTTCTTTGCTACCTGCAACGGTAATTCAAGCGATCCCTTCATCCACTGGCCCGACTTATGGGAGATCATGGTCGTAACACCTATAGCACCATCATCACTGCTGTAGGGCATCTGGACGACACTCAGGCCATGCTTGGAGAATGCTGGACGTACGACGCTCAACACCTCTGCCAGGTCGGCATACTTCGACTTGAAGAATGGGTTCTCAGCAGACTTGCCGGGGTTCTGGATCTCACCCTGCGCAGCAGCTAGTGCCTCTGCAATTTCGTTGATCTGTTCGCTCGTCTTCATTTGTTTTTCCTCTCGTTGATTTGACCGCAAATGGCAGTGATGAGCGCCTGCCGGTTGATGTAGTAGATCCCGTGATACAAGTACATTAGCTTCTCCTGATTGTCAGAGACTTGAAGTCCTGACCGAGTGATTCAAATAGCGGGGCCAACATCGAATCCTTGATGTCACAAGCCCGTGTGACCCGCTCAGGGACGTTTTCCATGTCGGACATAGCAGCGTCAGCCAACTGTGAATAAATGTAATCAGTAATGATCAGGTCGTTGCCGTCGGTGGCTGGAAGAATGTCGCCAGTGTCGTCGTCAAAGTGTGCATATGACTCAACTTCAAATTCAAAGTAATCGCTCATGTAGCCAACATCTGGCTCTGCACGGTTCAGGCAGTAGGTGAATGTCATATCGACAACGTCACCAAATTTGACAAGTTCGACTTCAGTCTTCATTTGGACATCTCCCTGGCGACCAGTTTGGTGTGAGTAGTGACCCACTCTTCGAGTGCATCGTCGGACAGGGACCGAGAAATAATCTCCCCCATCTCTTTGCCGCCAACGATGGCAGCAGCATTGAATACAGCGGGAAGTACCGCAGCTTCTTCGGGTGAAAGACCAGCCTTCAGAGCGAAGGCGAGTGTGGATGGTATGTGTTCTTGATAGTTCATATCGTTTCCTTTCGTGGTTGTTGGTGTCTTTCACCCAAAAGCCCGGACTGATTACCGGGCATGTTGGTGGGGTTAGTGGTTCTTTCAACTGAAAGCCCCATAATTCTCGTCTTTCCAGTACATTATCTCGCCATCCAAAACCGTTCTCACTTCTGTGTACTCGGCTGTACCCTTGGTGACCCTGTAGAGTTTGCCGTTAGCTAGTTCCCCAACCTCAGGATGGGCTTTCAAAAACTCTTCTTTCTGTTGTTGTGTACTCATCGTTCTTGTTTCCTTTTCGTGGTTAAAAAGTCCCTGGGGCTGGAGGGGCGAGACACAGGTCTTACATTGCAGGCCCGTCCTATCTCATGGTCCTCACACCGTTGTGTGGTGCTGCCCCCAGGGGTTAACTGTTGAGCCACTCGTCGTATGTTTTGAGCGACTTGCCTGTGGTGAAGTCGATGCCGTTCCCATCGTTGGCACAGGACAGGTAGATTTGATACTCCTGGTCGTTTGTACCCCTGGCTTGTGTCTGCCAGTCTGCTGAGATTGTTGCTACCGCTTTGCCGTTGTGTGTCAGTGTCGCCATGTCGTTTCCCTTTCGTGGTTAGTGTTTGCCTCAACTCGAAACGAATCATCTCAAATAGCGCAGAGGATTGCAAGTATATCTAACATGTTATTGCAATTATTTTCGAGAGTAGTATTATTAGAATTCACCAGAGGAGTGACCATGAACTTATACGCAGTAACAGCGGCCCACTTGAAGGCCAGCCCGAAGTCAAAAAAGGCAATCGCTGAAGATATTGGGGTCAGCTTCCGCTGGCTGTACTACTTCGAGAATGAGGAGCTGGGTAACCCTGGCGTAGAAACAACACAGCGACTGTACACCTACCTGACCGGAAAAGAGATTAAGTTGAAGGAGGCTGGATAGTGAGCTTCCTGGCGGCGGCAAAAGCAATAAAGGCCACGACAAGAACCTCAACCGAGAAGTTGGTGCTGATCATCATCTCAGACTGCATCTCCGACGAGACGGGCATAGCATGGCCCTCGCTAGATTACATTGCTGAACACGCTATGTGTTCAATCAGGACGGTACGTCGATCCATCAGGTCTCTGGAGGATCAGGGTCTTATCACAACAGAAGTTAAATCAGGGCGGTCCAATGTTTACAGTATCTCAGAGCCTCTTAACGGAACTGACCCCAGCCAAATTGGCACCCCGGCCAAATTGACCGAGGGGGCGGACACCCATGTCCGGGGGGGCGGACACCCATGTCCGGGGGGGCGGACACGCGAATCGCTACAGGCCACGCCAGCCCTCGCTAAAAGTGCTGAACCTATCAATAACCTATCAATAACCAATAAAGGGACATCTAAGGATCTTCCAGAGTATGTTGATCAAGAGGCATGGAATGATTTCATGGATGTCAGGAAGAAGCTCAAGGCTGTACATTCAGATAGAGCGATCAATACACTGATAAACAAAATCGAGAAGTATCACAACCAGGGACTCGACGTTAATGAGATGCTCGAAGCGTCTATCGTCAGTTCATGGAAAGACATTTACCCACGAAAGGAAGATCAAAATGGAAAAGGTCAATCAGGTAATTCAAAGAACCCAACAGCAAAAGAACTCCTCACAAACTACAACTGGTAACCAGACAGTAATCAACAGGCTGTTTGCAACGATCAAGATTGCGTACCCGAATGCGTTCAGGGACATGGACGAGGGTACTACTAAACGAATGTGGATGGCGCACATGATAGAGTTCGAGGCAGAGAAGATCGAGGCGGCGGCGAAGGATATGGTCAATCGATACCCGACTTGGCCTCCAACGCTGGGAGAATTCAAGAAGTTGATCAGAGAGCAGAATGTCGCCAGGCCAGAGTTGATGGAATTCAAGGCGCTCCCAGCGCCTTCAGCAAAGCAGGAGATTGCTGACGAATACCTTACCAAAATGCGTGAGGTGCTGAGATGATCAGATGCGATAAGGGACATGGTTACAGTGATGTTATCCACGACGAATGCCCGGCCTGTCTGCGTGGAGAACCGCAGTTTAACGGTTCTGATTACGACGACTCGTATGACCATGTAAGGCTGACTGGCCAGATTAAGCGGGTCAAGGATCTTATGAGCGATGGCGCATGGCGAACCCTGGACGAGATTTCGGCCCGTACCGGAGATCCACAGGCAAGCGTTAGCGCACAACTGAGGCACTTGAGAAAACCCAGATTCGGCGGCAATACAGTTGATAAGCGACCCAGAGGCAACCGATCCAATGGGTTGTTTGAGTACCGGGTGGGAGCAGCATGAGGTCGGATCCGCAAAACAAATGTTTTCACAAATGGTGCAGGATAATAAGTGATCACTTGAAAGAGGGTGGTTCTAAGGTCAGTGAAGACATGGTGAAAGAGCTTGTGCTGTTAAAGCTCGGCAATACAACTGAACTGCTTGGAGAGAAAATAGCTATGAGGTCACACAAATACAAGTTGATCGAGGCTGAACTGACGGTGCCTGAACTGAAGCGCGATTTTGTGTCGATGGCGGGACTGCTGGCGTTGATGGAAGCCTGGGCGGCCACAGACTTGAACCTGATCCTAGTGAGGGATGAAGTGGAGCGAATCGTTGCATGAAACGTATACCGCTAGAGAAAAAGACGATCCCAAAACTCAAGAAATTGCTCGACGCTGAGTTTTCAAAATATATTCGCAGGAACTACTCTGCAGATGGAATGACGGTTGATTGCTATACCTGCGGGATTAACAAGCCGATCAAGGAAATGCACAACGGACACTACATCCCACGCACCCAATCGCCGACTCGACATCACGAATCGAACTGTAGACCACAATGCCCGGGGTGTAACACCTTCCGAAGTGGAATGCCGCATGAGTTTCGCAGGAACCTGTGCATCGAAATAGGTGATGACGCCGTTGAGATGATGGAAGAAGAATCAAGACAGCTCTGGAAATGGAACCGCACAAACCTGGTCGAGCAGATTCAGTATTACAAAAACGAACTCAAGGAAATGGGGTGACTACGCTTTACCTCATAAGCTGGACCGTAATCGTGTTCGGCAATTATTCAACGATGGACGACTGTCACGCAGTCGAGGAGCGGATCAACAATGAAACATACTATTCTGAGTTTAGGACTTTGTGCCTTGATAGCGGGTTGCTCAACGCTACCAGAGAACCCTAAAACAATAGCAGCAGGAGCGCCAGGACAGGTTGACTACTGCGTGATGTTGTTGGGTGCGAACCTGTTTTGCATCAACGCGACAAGAACGCTGGAATCCGAATGAAAGGCGTATTCACTGATCTTGTTCTCAGAACCCTGGACGAGGAACCGGGGGTGTTTGAGGTCGTCAATAGTTTCACTTACGAAGGATCCAGCTTTGTCAGAGTACCTGAAGGAACAAAAACAGACCTAGCAAGCATCCCGTGGGGCATGAGAAACCTATTCGCTAAAACTGGACGCAGCAGAAAACCAGCAGTCGTCCACGATCATTTGTATGAGTGCAAATGGCAGACAAGAAAAATATGCGATCAGTTATTCAGGGAAATGCTTAGGGCTAGAGGCTACTCAAGATTCCAGGCTGGCATTTTTTACGCTGGGGTCAGGGCTGGCGGCTGGACCAGAGGAACAAAAGATACAAGGGCATGGACATGGCACTGAGGCAGTTGGCTGCGAGGTTGCTGATGTTAGTAGCATTGGTGGCAATCGCGTTAATCATAAAGTTCTTGATATGGATGGAAAAACCAAATGGATCCAAAAGAATTAGTACAAGCTGAAACTAATAATATCTGCGAGGAGGAGGGATTCCGATCTGAAATCTATGACGACTCACTCGGTAAACCGACAATAGGACACGGATTAACCTGGCTCAGTGAGTACGAGTCAAGAATGATCGTCAGCCATAGAATGCCCACGCTAGTTAACCAGATGCTTGAGGCGCACCCAATCCTGAATGACCGCCCGGTTGAGGTGACGATGGTCACGGTCCACATGAGCTATCAACTGGGACTCACCGGGGTGGGCGGGTTCAGGAAAATGTGGGAAGGGATCGCAGCGGAGGACTATGCAGCAGCAGCAGATGAAATGCTCGACTCAAAATGGCACGAGCAAACACCGTCCAGAGCTCAAAGACTCAGTGACAGGATGAGAGCGGTGATAGGCGTGTTAATCGCGTAGCGGGAGGGTGGGGCGAACTCTTAACGTCCTTGATATCAGCAAGCTGGCTCTGCTGTCCCTCAAAAAACCAGCACACCAAATTCAATCAAAGGATCAAACATGTTAACAGGATTGGCGAAATACGATGCGATGGTTTATGCGATTGCGGAATGCCACCAGGTTGATGAAGCCAAGGATATTCGGGACAAGGCCAGGGCAATGGAAGTCTACGCTTCTCTGGCAATGAACTTTGATGCCGAAAGACAGGCCGCAGATATACGGATTCGGGCAGAGGTTAAGACGGGGGAGTTGTTATCTGGCAGTGATAAGGCTCAGGGAAAAAGGACTGATCTGGACTTAGTCGAGCCACACGACCAAGTTAAGACGCTTTCCGACATGGGGATAAACAAAGACCAGTCCAGCAAGTGGCAAAAGATGGCGGCGATCCCCCAAGAAGAACGCGAGGGGTATTTGTCTCAACCTGGAATACCCTCCACAGAAGGAATGATCAGGGCGCACGAATTAAAACAGAATCCACCGCCTGTAATGCCTGACTTTAGCGAGAAGGCATTATGGATCTGGGGGAAACTCCGTGAGGCTGAATCGAACAATATGTTTGAGGAAGACCTTAACGGCTTAATCTTCAGCATGACGACAAGCATGCAGAAGGACATGCACCGATTGGTGCCACAACTTAAAAAATGGATAGATACTCATGAGCAATAAAAAAGAAGACAGCCATCTGCAACCATATGTAGACAGGGCGATAGAAGCACTGATAAAGATTGATTCCATCTCAATTAAGGCCGTTGATGTAGCAATCAGAGCCAATCAGATGATTGACCCTGATAACACCTCTGTCGCGCTTGTTACGTTCGGATGCAATATGCATTTGCGAGGAATGGCAAGATCATCTCTGAGAGGCAGTTATAATGACCAGGATATAAAAAAAGGGCCTTCCCAAGGGACCCTGTTTGATCGACTCCAGGTGATGTATCCGACGAAGCGGGACGGTGAGGAATCGTATGTTAAACGACAGTATCTCACTGTTGACGAGCGGCGGTACAACGCCAACAGACTGAGGAAAGAGGCGATTGCAAAGATTGAACATGCAAACCTGCTGGATGCTGAAACTGACGAACTGATCCAGCAAGGTGAATTAACAAAGTAGCAGGGGTGTACCCTCGGACAGTACAGGGAGATGAAATGCTAACGATTAGACAGCAAGAGGTTTACGACTTTGTGAAGCACTACAAGTCTGAAAATCAGGGAGTCACGCCCAGGTTGGTGGACATCTCTGATAATTTTGGCTGGACATCTCCTAACTCTGCAAAATGCCACATTGATTTGATTGTAAAAAAAGGCTACTTGAAAAGAGACAGGAGGGCGCTGATGATAACTGATAACTCGATTTGTTCGAGCTGCGGGAGAGCGATATGAAAAGTGGGCAGACGCTACCTCAAAAAATAAAAGAGGCGCGTGTGAGTTCGTTGCGTGAACTGTTATCTAAACAGGGTCATTTGCAGCATGCCATTGTCCTGATTGACCAATTGAAGGACTTAAAAACCGAGCTAGAGCCACTAGAGGTTAGACGAATAGAGGTCGCACTCGCTGGGCATATGAAGCTATTGAACAAGTACCTACCGGACATGCGCGATGCTCAGGAAGAGGCCAAGCTAGTCCTCGGGACTGTGATGACGCTGGACTATACCGGGATGGAGAAGGAGGTTAAATGATAGACGAGCGAAGTGACGAGGATGATATGAACACTTGGATAGAAGAAATTGAGGAACGGAGCGTAAGGGCCGTGGTTATTCTCGCAAATTATGCAGGGATGAGCGTTGATGACTTCCTCAACAGGGTATTCGAGGATCACGATGAGTAAGCACTATGACCGGGTGAAGGAGCGAGAGAGGTTCAACGACGAGTTCGATAGGATATTCAATGCGAAAAAGAAACGCACTACCAAACCCCGAGATCAAGGTACGGTACGCGCCCCAAGGCGAGACACTACGACAGTTTCACGCCGAGAGGGATGATAACCACCACAGAGTTTTAATTGGCCCGCTGGGAAGTGGGAAGACGCAGGCGTGTATAGCCGAGTGTCTGCACCTGATTGATAACCAAGATCCGCGTGACGAGCTGTCCACCAACGCGGTGGGCGAGCGGGTCATGATGCCGGTTCGCCGTACCAGGGGTGTCATTGCACGTAACACCTTCGCTGATTTACAGAATACGACAATCAAGGATTGGCGCGACTGGACGGACACTATGGCGATTGGCACCTTCGTCAACGGCGCCGGGGGCAAGTCACCGACCTGGGACTGCACCTATTTTAAGAGTGACGGGAGCAAGGTCATTGCCCAGGTCGTGTTCCTGGCCTTCGATTTAGAGCAGGACATGCGGAAGGCCCGTGGCCTTCAGTGCAGTTGGGTCTGGGTCAACGAGATGAAAGAGATGCGATATGCGTTGGTCAGCCTGTTATTCGGCAGGACCGGAAGATACCCACCAAGGTCCAGGCAGATGATGATTGCTGATAGCAACGCCCCAGACCGGGACCACTGGCTAGGTCAACTGGCGCTGGCTCAAAAGCCTGATCGGTGGTGGTTTGGGATACAACCAGGCGGCGTCACTAACGAGGGCGGGAGATGGATGCCCAACCCAAACGCGGAGAATATCAACAACCTCCCCGAGAATTACTACATGAACCAGGTCTCAGGCGCGGTGAGTGATGCTTACGTCAGGCAGAACCTTGGCAACGAGTTCGTACACTTCAGTGACGGGAGGCCGGTACACCCAGACTTCAACGAGCAGCTACATGTGAGCGCGTGTGAGGCCGTTCCAGGTTACCCGCTGATCGTTGGTATAGACTTTGGTAGGACCCCTGCGGCGGTGATCATGCAGTCAACCGGGCTGGGTCAGTGGTCAGTGATCGAGGAGATTGTGACGGTCAACAGCAGCGCGCTGCCATTTGGCAGGGAGGTCAGGCGGTTACTCAGCGAGAAGTATTCGGGGTACACGATCAGCGTCTGGTGCGACCCTGCTGGTGATGCAATGGCGCAGACCCGCGACGAGACACCCATCGAGATGCTCAGACTCGCCGGGCTTGATGAGGCGATGCCATGCCACACGAATGACTTTGAAGTGCGGATCACGGCGCTCGATGAGAAGCTACGGTCCCTGTCAAACGGTAGACCGTCTATCCTGGTTGATCCTAGCTGCACTACCCTGGTCAGAGGATTAGCCGGTGCCTACAAGTACAAGCGGATCCAGGTGTCAGGTGGCGACAGGTACACTGACAAGCCAGATAAGGGGCCGGAGTCACACGTATGCGAGGCATGCCACTACGGGTTACTCGGTGCAGGTGAGGGCTTTACGACATTCGATATGGATGACGTTGTTGGTGATGTTGATGACTGGCATCCTGAACACTCCCGCTTCATGTGAAACCTGCGACTACTACAGTCTGTGTGAGATGACAGTATTGCAAAGGGGTGTTTAGTGGCACAATAGGCGTTACTGACTAAGTTAATTGACAGTTATGCCCCGACGCTTCAAAGCTGGAAGAATAAAGCAAACTCGATCACGGAAGCAGACTGCCACGTTCGCTAAGTCAGTGATGGGTGATGGTACTCACATCGAGACATTGCCGACTGACCGATTGATGGCCCAGGAGCGTGAGAACGATCCCGTGTTTCACAGCCAACGTAAACTTGGCGGCACGATTGACGATTCAATCCCGTTCCCCCCCACAGTTTTCTACTGGCCAGGTCAGTACACCCTAGCAGCCACCACTGGCACCACCCCCACGTTCACCCGAGCCACTTCTGCGACATTTGAAGACTTTGAAGGCGTGATCAGGACGGCTGATAGCAGTGAGCCGAGGTTTGTTGGTGCTAGGCGGGTAGAGAACCTGATTACCGCTAGTGAGGATATGACGAATGCGGCTTATGCTGACCAACTCGGAGCGGTAAGCGCAGCCACACAGACCGTATTTGACGGAACTGCCAACGGCAGCGTGTATCAACTTGTAACGATAACTGATGATGGTTCCGGTGTTGGCGGGAGGACTTTTGTATTCTCTGCTGAGATTGCGCTGGTTTCAGGAACGCTCACAAGCGGGACGGATATTCGTATACAAGGCAATGCGATGACAGCCGTAACGAGCGATATTTCTTCGCTGATTACAGCAACACCGCAAAGGTTCTCAGTGACCGCATCTACAGATGCCGCAGGAACAAACGTCGAGCCAATTATCCGTTGCGACGATGCAGCCACTCTCTTAATCACCAAATGGCAAGTAGAAGAAGTCACAGGCCAGACCAATCAGAACCCCAGCGAGTACGTGTCAACAGGGGTTGGTACTGGGGCTGAGGAGTTAGTTAACGGTGACGATTGGGTAGGTGCTACAGGCACAACGCCTCCTAATAACTGGACGACTTTAGGTGGATCGGGTACTTATGAGGTAGCTAGCGGGCAGTTAACCCAAGACAGGAATGGTGACTCCGCCTTAAATGCTGATATGTCTCAAACTATTGCTACAGTTGCGGGCAAAGAATACAGCATCGAGTACAAAATAGTATCTAACACAAGTACAGGCGTACAATTCACAATGGCACGTGGCTCTCCGTCGTTTTCCGCGCAAACGCCTGTGGCGGGTGTTGTACAGAGGATACTTTTTACGGCTACAGCAGCAACAGCCACAATTTCCGTTAGACCTTCCACAACGCTAACCCAAATAGTTGTCTGGGATTACATCTCCGTCAAAGAAGCCTCCCACGGCGCTAACATAGACGGTGTCCAGTACTTCAACACGCTCAACGCTAACACAGTCACTGCTGGAGTTGTCACAGAGGCCACGGGTAGTGCGTTAACGTCAGCGACTACGCAGTTCATTGAGATTGACGGTGTGGCTGGATCGTATGTCTCTACGCCTGACAGCGTGGCTAGCAGCATCAGGCAGTCGATTACCTTGGAGGCTGATTGTGCTGCTGATGATTGGGCTACCGTAAACAAAACTTTAAACGCAAAGTACGATTGGGGGACTGGTAGAAGTTGGCTCTTCAGGGTAATGAATACAGGGAAACTAGAACTGGCCTTGCTTGATCAAAGTGCGACAATTGATGTCGCCCAATCTACGGTGCTGGGGTTTGCTGACGGCTCAAGACATAAGATTCAGGCCAAGTGGGATGCTGTGACAAAACTGGTCACCTTCTCTGAGTTCATTGGTGGTGCGTGGGTAGTAATAAGCACTGACACATTAAACGTGGATTCGATAGGCGACTTCGCTACTAGAACAACGGTAGGTGCATGGGGTTCTGGCAGCGGCCCCTTCAACGGCAAAATCTACTCCTCAACAGTCACTAAAGGCCCAACCGCTTACCCTTATGTATTACTAGATGGTGTCTCAGGGACGTATGTCTCCACGCCTGATAGTGCTGCTAATAGTGTTACGGGTGACTTGACGCTGAT